GGTCGCGGCGGCCGGCTCATCGAGCGAGACAAAAGAGGACGACTACCATGCAGACCGCCCCGGGCGGGAACGCATCAGGATCCGCGACCATTACAGCAGGAGGAGAGCCGCATGAAACTAAAAGAGTGGGCAACACAAAAGCTCTTCGGCAAGAAGATGTATGATCTCGGCGCCGACCGCCTGACTGCCGCATCATCGTCGCTGTCCGCTCCGACTATAGAGGACATCCAATGGCGGAAGCTTACAGGCAATGCCGAGCGGGATCTCCTTCCGGTCACGCAGGACCGCATGATGGAGATCGCCTTCTGGCTCGTCGAGACAAACCCCCTCGCCGGCTGGCTCGTCGATATAACGACCGCCTTTATCCTCGCGGAAGGCATGCCCTACGAATCAAAAAATAAGCAAGTCCAGGCCGTGCTCGATGGATTCTGGAACGACCCCGTGAACCGTATGCCGCTTTATTTTCCGAAGCACGTGAACGAGCTGCAGACATTCGGCGAGCTGTGCTTTCCGGCCTTTACCGCGAAGCAGACCGGCCGCGTGAGAGTCGGGTACGTCGACCCGGCGTATATCGACCAGGTGATCACCGATCCTGAGAACGTCCGGATGATTATTGGCGTTCTGACAAAAGAATGGATCGGTAATATAGGAGGCACGGTCTACAAGGCCGATCCAAAACGTTACAGGACGATCCTCCCGGATGAGGCGGAGCACGTCCTCTCTCCTGCCGCCCGGCAGATCAGAAACCAGCTCATTGACGGAGAATGCTTTTTCTGGTCCATCAACAACGTGACGAACTCGCCGCGTGGCAGATCTGCGTTGCTCCCCGTGGCTGACTGGCTCGACGTCTACGAACAGTTCCTCTTTGACTACAGCGATAAGTGGCCGCAGTTCAATTCGTTCATCTGGGACCTGAAGATCGAAGGCGGGAAAGCCGAGGACATCAAAGAGCATCTTAAAAATTTCACCAAGAAGAGCGGCTCCGCCTACGGGCACAACGAGAAGGTGACACTCGACGCCGTCACGCCGGACCTCAAGGCGGAAGACGCGGAAACGGGGGCGAGGATATTCCGCAACCACATCCTCGGCCGCTTCGGCATCCCGGAGCACTGGTACGGCGGCGGGGGCGACGTGAACCGCGGCACCGCGTCCGAGATGGACAGGCCGGCGGTGAAGATCCTGAGTCAGAAGCAGCTCACCGTGAGATATATCATGGCAGACATGCTGGGTTACCAGATACGCCAGGCCAGGAAGGCGCGGTATCTCAACGTCAGCGACGAGGAGGCCGCATTCTCGATCATCACCCCGGAGATGGGCACAAAAGATATATCCAAGCTGGCGACCTCCGCACAGCAGATGGCCACGGCGGTCGTCACCGCAGAGATACAGGGCTGGGTAGATAAGGATACGGCCAGGAAGCTCTTTGCGAGCATCGTGAGCTTCACCGGCGTGGAGATGAATTTCGAGGAGATCAAAAAAACAGTGGAGGAGCAGGAAACGACAAAAGGGTACGAGGATTACCTGAAGCGAGGGGACAACAAAAGGCCGCCCCTGGAGGTTGTGACCAATGAGTGATCGAGGCAGCCGGATCACCACGATTTCCCCGATAGCAAAAACAGGGGGTTTTTTCAACGCGACGCCTCCGACCCAGGCAAAACCCCTAATAATCCCCGTGACAGGTGTTATAAACATGTCAAGCGCGATTGTACAAGGGATATGGGGGGTTGCTTAGATGGCAAAAGTGACCCAGACGATAAAGAATGCCCTTAAAGCGAAGGATCGGGACATCATCAGCGGCACGGAATCGATGCTCAGGATCCTCGAAGATCTCCACGGCCAGGTGCAGGCCGAGCTCGGCAAGGCCGCCCTCGGTACATGGGACGCCCATCACCTGAAACAGACGCTTAATTCTCTTGAGAGCCAGATCGCCGTCTATTCGGGCAAAGCCAGCACAGAACTGGCCGGCCTGCTCGACCGGGCATGGGACCACGGCAAGGCGCTCGTCGACGCCCCGCTTGCCGTCAACGGTATCTATACCGGCTATCACCTGCCGACATCGCTCCTCGATTCGCTGAAAGAATATTCCAGCGGGTACCTGGAAAGTCTTTTCAGCGACGCCTGGTACAAGATCAAGGGAGAGCTGACGCTCGGTATCGTCGGCAACAAGACCCCGCAGGAGGTCGCGAAGGCGATCGGCGAATCAATAGATTCGGGCAGGTTCGCGGATATATCGCGCAGGGCGGAGGCCATAACACAGACAGAGATGGGGAGGATATTCTCCGAGGCCGCGCAGCTCAGGATGGACCTTGCATCGGAATATGTACCAGGGCTGGAAAAGCAATGGATCCACGCGGGGCATCCGGCGAAGCCGAGGCCCGCCCATCTTGCGATGCACGGGAAGCACGTCCCCGTCAGCGAGCCGTTTATGGTGGGAGGTATCCCCATGATGTTCCCGCGCGATCCGGCGGCGCCGATAGCGGAGACGATAAACTGCGGATGCGACCACGTGCCGTATCACGCAAACTGGCAGTAGATGTGGGACAGATAACTATAAAAAAGGAGGTAACAGATCATGGCAAGAGTAGAACAGAAACACCTGGAAGGTTTGATATTCAGGACGTCAGAGAAAAAGGAAGTCGTCAAGGACGGGCAGAAAAGGAATAGATACTTCCCTGTCGAGCGGCCCCTCGATGTCAAGGATATCATCGCCGAGCGCGACGATGGCAACACGTTCCACATTGTGACGGCGGACGGCCGGAAATACGACGTTTCCAAGACCCCGCAGAAAAGCGGAGGAGAGGGAGGCAAAGAGGACAATGGGAAAAAAGGGAAATAACCTCACACGGTTGCTGGCTGCCGGCGGCGGGAACGACCCGACCGATGTATTAAAAACTGCCATGAGCTTCAACGAGATCCGCCGCGCCCTTTGCGAGTCATTTACGGCGGCGTTCCCCAATTCCAGGGGTGACGTTGTGGATGTCTATACCGACCACTGCATTATATCCGATGACGCAGGCCAACTCTATGAAGTGCCCTATACCATCGACGAGAACGGCAAGGTCGTAACCGGCGATATGTCGAAGGTGCGAAAGCAGGTCGATTATGTCGCGATCCAATCATCGGGCCGCTTCTTTGCCGCCGTAGGGGAACCAAAGGCTCAGGATTATGGCTGGAAGTGGATCGTGCAGATCGTCGAGGCTGGCACCGATAAACAGGGCCGCGCAGAATACCCGCTGGCGGTTCTCCACGCTGCCGCTCCCATATACGAGGGCGCCCGGGTTTTTGCCCTCACGCAGGGGCAGCACGACGACCCGGCAAATCCTTACGGCAAGTCCGTGCGGGATCTCGCCGGCTGGATATCAGATGTGAAGCCGAACGCGACCGGGCTGGAGGGCACCTTCAATATCCTGAAAAGCTCGCAATGGCTGAGGGACATGATCGCCGACGCATGGGACCGGGGCAAGAAGGACATCGTCGGCCTGTCTCATGATGTCATGGCAAGGACGACAATGGCCGGGGCATCCGGACCAAAAAAGGTGGAGGAGATCGTCAAGGTCGACTCCGTTGATGTAGTGTACGACCCCATAGGAGGGGGAAAATTCTTGAGAATGGCCGCAGCCGCTAAGGCAGGCCAAAAGGAGGCAGAGATGCTGAACAAATTATTGGCTGCCTTGAAGGCGCAGAGGCCTGACCTCTATGCGACCATTGAGGCAAAAGTAACGGACAAAACAGTAACGGAAGACGAGGTGACGGAGCTCCTCACATCGGCGATCGTCCCGGCAGGGACAGGGGCCGAGGTTGTCTCGCAGGTGACGGCGGCGATGAAGGACCTCATCGCGAACATGAGCGATACGTCGGCAGAGGACATACTGAAGGAGATAAAGATCCTCGCAGCAGGGCTTTCGCTCAAGGACGCGCTGAAAGAATCCAACCTCCCGGAGATCTCGCAGTTGCGCGTCAGAAAACACCTTGACGGCAAGGTGGTAACGGGCGAGCAGATCCAGGCGGCGATCAAAGACGAAAAGGAGTATATCGACAAGATCACGGGTTCGGGATCGGTCGAGGGCGGCGGGATGATAAGGCTCGGCAGCGAAGAGCCCGAGAAGATCCAGGCGGCGATGGACATACTCTTCGGCGTCGAGGTCGATGAACGGCACAGGAACGTAAGCCCCATGCGATCCCTCAGGGCCGCCTATGAACAGATCACCGGCGACCGGGACGTCACGGGCCGCGTGAGCAGGGAAGGACAGAAGATCGGCGAACAGCTCATGTCAATGATGCGCCTCCCCGCGGCATACAGCACATCGAGCTTCACCTATGTCCTCGGCAACACGCTATACCGCCGCATGGTCCAGGATTACAAGGCCATCGATTTCAAGGAGGACGCGCTCATCAGCTACGAACGGAACGCCCGCGATTTCCGGACACTGGAATCGGTCCTGGTGGGCTACTTCGGGGACCTGCCTGACGTGGACCCTGAAACCGCAGATTACGTCGAGATTGCAATGCCGACCGACGCAGAGATCTCATACGCGGTGAACCAGAAAGGGGTCATCCTGACGGTCACCCGCAAGGTCGTCATGAACGACGACATAAAGAGCGTCCAGACACTCGTTTCCCGCCTCTCCCGCGCGGCAAGAAGGACCAAGGCACAGCGAGTCTGGAACAAGATCATCACCAATGCCACATGGGACGGCGATTCCAAGGCAATATTTCACGCCGACCACGCCAACCTCGGCGCGGTGACGCTCACCAATGACGCAACCGGCGTGGCGACGCTCTATAACAGGCTCACCGCCATGTTCAACCAGACCGAACAGGATTCCAGCAAGAAGCTCGCGCTGCGTCCGCTATATGAATGGATACCCATCGAGCTGGAATCAATAGCATACGGCCTGAATTCCCCCTGGCCCGGTGTGGCGGGCGGCAACCCGCACGCGGGAAGGTTCGGGGCAAACCATGAGCGGATCATCACATTGCCGCTCACGACCGACACCAACGACTGGGGGCTTATCGCCGACAAGAGCGAAGTGGAGATCATGGAGATCGCCTATCTCAACGGGCAGAAAGAGCCGGAGCTTTTTGTTGCCGACAACCCCCTCGTGGGGCAGATGTTCGTTGCGGACAAGATCCAGTACAAGATGCGGCATGAATATGAGGTCGAGGTGATCGATTACCGCGGCCTTGACAAGTCGGTTGTGTAAAATCAGCATGGGGTACGGGCGGCGGCCGGAGGTTATCCCCCGGCCCTTCCTCCCCCGCGCATAAAAAAAGGAGGTTATCCAATGAAAAGATTCAAGGCAAGTTTGATAATGATGATGATCCTGGCGTTGCTCGCCTTTAGCATACCGGTGCAGGCGGCAACCGATAACCCGTCGACGGGAAGCACAGGATATGAAACATGGGTATTCCATGTGAGCGGCACGTTCACGTCAACCGTCACGCCCATCCAGTTTAAGGTCCCCTGGCCGTACCGGGTGCTCTCTGTATCGGTATTCGCGAGGTCGGTTTCAGGGACGTCGAACGTGGCGAGCCAGACCGTGGACCTGCAGGCGAGCAGCACTTCACTGTTGACGACACCTGTACAGATAATAAGCTCCGCCACAGTGACCGACGGTACGCTGGCCACAACGCCGTCCATAACGGATGAGGCCACGCTCAGCGTGATCCTTAACATGACAGGCACCAGCCCGTCCCTGACCGATCTGACGGTAGTCGTGCCGGTAAAGAGGCAGTAGGCGCGGTACGATGCGCATCGTAAACAGACAGATAAGACGATGGGGGAGGAAGATCTCCCCCTGGTCTTACAACAAATTGAGCGGCGCTATAAATGCCCGGGGTATTATCAATGCCCTGACGATGATCGCGCTTTTTGCCGGGGTCTGTTTATTTGCTACGAGCGGGAACACCAGACTGGACAGATATATGACGTTTACTTATGCAATCGTGACCGCCATCGGGCTGCAATTGTTATTGCGGTCGCTTCCTGCAGGGCTGTTTTTGATATGGACGGCGATATGTTTCTACACCCACCCGTTGACCCCGATCCTTGCGGCGCTAACTGCCGTTATTTACGGCGGAGGTCTGTATCTTTTGTCCCGGGTGCCGGTGTCAAACACAAGGATATACAATCTCATATGCCTGTACGCGATCGCTACGGTGTTATGGCAGGTCCTGCAGGTGGCCGATCTGACAATAGGGTACCGGCCGGTCTACGGGGGGAGTCATACCATCGTCGGCTTGCAGACCAACGTCGGAGAGACATCTGCTCTCATGGCGGTATGCCTGCCCGCGTTTTTCCGGCGCCGCTGGGTATGGCTTGCGCCCATCCCGCTGGCGGGGCTCGTGATGGCACAGGCGACAACAGGCATGATGGCCGCCGGCGCGGTCGGAATTGTCTATTTTTTATCGTCGGCGCGCCCTCGTTATTTTTATTTTTATGGTTTATCCAGGCGCATTAAAATCGTCACGGTGCGCATTGCGGCTGTTGTTCTCGTGCTCGCCGCCGGTGCGTGTTATGTGATGTTCGCCGATCCGTTCAACTGGGAGAGTCACAAAAACTCACGCGTGCAGACCTGGAAAGAGAGCACGTTCATCGCCCTGCAGAAACCTTTTCGCGGATGGGGATACGGGCAATTCTGCACGGTAGTGCCCTTGCTCAGCACACCGACGCAACTGCTCGTTGATGACCGGAAAAGGCTGTATCTCGAAGTCGAGGACAAAGGCATGTTCCTGGCAACGGCGAACAAGATCACCTCCGGCAATGCAGAGGCGTACTATAAGGCAAAACGATATCCGGAGCGTTTTTACTTCGAGGCCCACAACGAGTACATCGAGATCCTTTTCGCCGCCGGGATCCCCGGGCTTGTTCTATTGCTTTCCGCCCTGGGGCATATCTTGTGGCGCGGGTGGAAAAGCCCCGGCCGGCTGCCCTTCTATGGTTTGCTGGCGTCATGCATCTGCGCCGGCGTGTGGTTTATCTGGCAGATCGTGCCCATAGCGGTGGTGACGGTCGCATGGGCCGGGCTGTGCCTGGCTAAATATCCGGAGGAAGCATGAGCACACTTGTCGATATCCTGGCCGAGGTGATCGCGATCGTAAAGGACGATTCCGGGAAACTCACAAACCCGGACGATTACGAAACCGGCATCAGCGCGGCCCTGATGGAATATTCCCGCATCAAGCCGCTTCCCGTCATCGACGACATATACGGCGACGGCACGAGCCAGGTGAATCTCCCCGCCGGCTGGACCCCGGAGTTCTCCGTTGTCAGGTCCATCGAATACCCGATAGGGGATTTCCCGCCGACAGTGCTCGACGAAGAGGACTATTACATCACGGACCGCAGCGGGATAGTGACGCTCAATTTCACGCTGGCCGCAACGGATCGTGTGCGCGTCACCTACACGATGCTCCGCACGGCCGACGACATCCCGGATATAGATCTCCATGCGTTCTGTCAGCTCGCAGCAGCTCACAGCCTTGAAACACTTGCAAATGCCTATACGCAGACCGGCGACTCAACGATCAATGCCGACGTGGTCAACTACCGCACAAAATCGGGAGAATTCGCGTCGCGGGCAAAGCAGCTCCGGACGCTGTACAAGGAACATATGGGGATAAAGGGCGACGATACCACGCCAGCGGCCACGGTCGTTACCGACCTGGGGATGAATTATCCCGGCGGCAGCGATCGCCTCACCCACCCCAGGTGGGCAAGAAAAAACCGGTGAGGAGACATGGAAAATAAGATAGTTGTTTCAGGACCGATCTTTGACGGCAGCGCGCCAGGGATAATCAGCCAGGGGTTGATCGCTGCCATGTACGAGGCGACGATGTTCCTGGAGCGCAAGGTCAAGGAACGCGCCCCCGTTGGTGTGGGCGGCGCGAAAGGTGGCCTCCTCTCCACGATCCATAGCGAGGTCCAAAAGGGGGAATCCGTAGTAAAGGGAATTGTGGCGACATCGAGCAAGTACGGCGAAGTCCTCGAAAAAGGCAGGACCCCCGGCAAAAAGTGGCCTCCGGAGGGGACGCTGATCCGATGGATAGAGTTAAAGCTCGGCAAGTACGGGTCAGAGGCAAAAAGCCTTGAATTTGTGATCCGGCGCAAGATCGGCAAGAAGGGCTTCACGGGGGCATATATGTTCGGCAGGGCGTTTGAGGCCCACTGGCCGGACGTGGCGCGCATCTTTAATCGTGCCGGATATACCATATCAAGGGGGTTGTCCGGTGCCAGGTAATTACACAACGATTATCGCCGATATCAAATCAAATCTGGAGGCCGTCACCAACATCGGCGTCGTACACGATTATTACCGTTACGCCGCCAACCCTTCGACCTTTATTGCGTTGTTCAGCTACACCCCGACAGGCGGAAGCAAACATATACGGGGCTGGGAGATCACCCGTATCAGGGCTCCCGAGCATAAGCGTGGGGCATTCTTCAGACATCATGTATTCAAACTCACAGGGTATCTCAGTCTGAAAGACGCCGACGCGACGGACAAGACATTTCAGGGGCTCATTGACGATGTCTGTGAAAAATTCCGGACAGCCGCCGACGGGGCCACCTGGTACTATCTTGACGGCGACAATGGTGATAATGCCCCCTGCCAGGTTGAGATCATTGAACCGCGGATATTCGGAGAAATACTCTGCCATTATACAGAGATCATTTTGCACATAACGGAACGAATAGCGCCATAGAAGGAGGCAAAAATGGACAGACCATCAGGAGCATACATACAGGACCCAAAGACCGGAGCCATCACGCCGGACCTTTCCGACGAGGCAATGAAGGCCAGGCAGCCAGCAGCGGAACAGGATCAACCGGAAGAGCCGAAAGAACAGGAAAAACCAGATAAAAGGCAAAGGAGGTAAGCGATGTTAAAGACACGTGCAGTAATATTAGCAAAGGTCGAATCGGTAGCGTATGGAACAGACCCGACGCCCTCGGCGGCCGCGAACTCGATCCTCTGTGAGTCCCCGGAGCTTGAGGTGGTGCAGAAGTTCCTGGAGCGGAAGAACACCCGCGCCTATTACGGCAATGTGGCCGGCGTCTCGATCGGCGAAGCAGTCAAGATCAAGTTTGCTACCGAGCTGAAAGGCTCCGGCACGGCAGGGACCGCGCCGGAGATAGACCCGCTCTTCCGTGCCTGCAATTACACCAGGACGAACACGCCCGGCACATCGGATGTCTACGACCCGAACAGCAACCAGTCCACCGGAGAGAGCATCACGATCTATTTCTACCAGCACGATATCGTCCACAAGATCTCCGGATGCCGCGGGACCTTTACCGTCGACCTTACCGCCGGAGAATACGGCAAGATCAACTGGGAGTTCACCGGCATCTACACCGCTGCAGCGGACGGCTCGATCCCCGCGATCACCGTCAACGCGACCGTCCCTCCCCGCTTCCTCTCTGCATCGTTCGCCATAGACAGCTATGCGGCGGTCATCGAGAAGCTCAAGATTGACACGGGCAACGAGATCGGGAGGCGCCCCAGCGCGAACGCGGCTACAGGGATACTTGAATACTTCGTCAAGGAACGGAAGATCACCTGCGAGATCGACCCCGAGGTCGTTGCCCTGTCAACAAAAAGCTTCTGGGGGCTGTGGGCTGCGAACACGCTCGTTGCGTTCACGGCGACGGTCGGATCCACTGCCGGCAACCGTTGCGTCATAACGGCGCCGAAGGTACAGATCGCGGAAGTGAAATACGGGGAGCGGGAAAGCCTTCTCACCAATGCGCTGAAGCTCAACTTCACCCCGAACAGCGGCAATGACGAGATAAAGTTCAGCTTCACGTAAGAGAAGCACAAAAAAGGAGGTTTTATGTTTGACCTGGAACGGAGCACAAAAAATTTGCTGGTTATTTCAGATAGCCGCTCAGGCGAGAGCCTCGGTCTGTATTACCGGACCCCCACGCCCCAGGAAGAGGTTGCATACCGGTCAAAAGTCTTCAGCAGGAAAGGAAAAAAGGTGCTGATAAACGTAAAGCTGAAAGCACGGTTTGCCCTTGATATCCTGACCGGGCTCAGGGAAGGAGACTGGGGATACCAGGGTAAGGCGATATCTTCCGAACCGACAAGTCCGAACTACCGGGAAGACTGGAAAGATCTCCTGAACGAGACAGCGCAACATATCCTGATAGCCTTCGCCGAAGCCATCTTTGAGGGAACAAGGGTAGACGGCGGCGATAAAGTGGATATGGAAGCAGTGGTGGAGGAGGATGACGATATCCCTTTCGCGAAGAGCTCGAGCGAATAAAGAGCCATCACTGCGGCCCGGAACAAAAAAAGAAGTGCGCCGCAGGCTGCGGGCAGAACCTGCCGGCCGTATGTGCCACCTGTGAGCGCAGGGAGCCCTATGAAACAAGCTTTTGGTTTCATCATATCTGGTTTCTATATACCCTGCAGCGCGCCGGATATCCGTTCGAGCGCAATGACCTTACTATGGAAGAATGGCAGGACCTGGGGGAGATGAAACAGGAGATGGAAAAAGATGAAACGAAATTGCTCATAACGAACATTATGGCGGCGTCCCATGGCAAATGAAAATCGCGTGCAGATCATCATAACGACAGACTCCACCGGTGCAGTTACGGGCATCCGGGGGGTTGAACAGGAGACGAAGCGATCCGTATCCGAGATGGAGAAATACTGGCTTCGCCTCGGCGCCGCCATCGCTGCCACTTTTACCTTATACAAAGCCGCCGATATAATCAGGGATTCGACAATGATCGCCTCGCGCGTGGAGACATTGGGCGTGGTCATGGAGGCAGTGGGCAAAAACGCAGGGTACAGTAAAGCGGAAGTTGCAGCATACAGCGAAAGCGTGAAGCAGATGGGTATTACCACACAGGCATCCCATCAAACGGTCATACGGATGATGCAGGCGCAAATGGACCTTAACCAGGCATCAAACCTCGCACGTGTGGCCCAGGACGCCGCTGTCATCGGCAACATCAACTCAAGCGAAGCGCTGGAGAGAATGATCCAGGGGATCCAGCGGGGCGAAACTGAAATAATGAAGACCATAGGCCTTAATGTAAGTTTTGAGAATTCCTACAAGGTCCTCGCCGCACAGCTCGGAAAAAATACGGATCAGTTAACAGAGACCGAAAAGATCCAGGCCAGGACAAACATCACATTAGAAGCAGGTGCGCGGATCGCCGGTACGTATGAAGCAGCAATGGGCACGGTCGGGAAACAACTGCTTTCGTTGGATAGGTATATTGAAGAAGTGCAACTCAAGCTCGGCAAATTGTTTACTCCGATGTTATCTGTGGCAATACAGATTACGACGCAATCGCTTCAGGAGCTAAATAAACAATTTGATGAATTTAATGAATCAGGAGAGCAGGCGTCCTGGGCGTATGGTCTCGCCGAAGGCATGAAGGCCCTTGCGGTCTATGTGATAGGCGTTGCAGCTGCATTTGACATCGCGGGTACGGCGATAGGAGAGTTCTTTGCCAAGGTTACAGAACGAGCCAAAAATATGGTAACCAGCCCCGTTCAGTATTTTAAGAATATTTTCAATGACGAAACAGGAACCCCTGGCTATGACCAGACTGCAGCGACCCTCGACAAGTATGCAGCCCTCATGGACAAAATTTGGAAGATCGGCGCCGGAGGAGGTGCCTCTAAAACAGAAACATCCTCTGCAATTGCCGCCTTGGGCGATGCTGCCGGAATGACCGCCGCAGAAATAAAAAAACTCACAGACGATATGAATTCATGTGGGAAGTATTTCCTGGAGATAACCCGGCAGATCGAGGAATCGAAAAAGGCACTCGAGCAGGAGACAGAGGCCTGGATGAATCGCGTCAAGGCGGAGCATGAATACAACGACCAGCTCAAGGTACTCCGCGCCGATGTCATCGAGAAAAGGATCCTCGGCGAGGAGGAGGCCGCCAGGCAGCTCAAGGACATTGCACACAAGGCATCCCAGACCGTCGAAGAGTATCTTGTCAGGGAAGAGGAAGTAACACGGCTCTACGAGGAACGGAAGCTCCTGATCCTCGACGAGTACCGCA